GTCACCGGGCAGACCGCCACAATCCAGCGAAGCCGGCTTTTGACGGCCAACAACGGCACCTACGCCGTTACCGGCCAAACGGCGACCATCCAAAAAACCCGGATTTTGGCCGGTGACTATGGGATTTACACCCTGACCGGCCAAACGGCATCAATCGTAAAAACCTCGCCTGGGAATTACGTTTTGATCGCCAACAACGGAGCCTATACAGTTGCCGGACAACCTGCTACACTTTTAAGAAGCAAGTTGATTTTTGGCGATTATGGGTCGTATACTACGGCGGGGCAAGATGCGACCATTACCTATGGCGGTAATGTCGTTGTTGGTGACGAACAATTGTTGATCAAACTTCGGTCATTTACCGAAAGAAGGAGATTTTAGATGGCAATCAACCTTAAAGCGATTACCTCGGTAATGGGGTATCAGCAGATCACCAGTTTGAGTTCTGCTACCCGACTGACTGTCCCCCAGCGCGACTTGACCGGCTTGGTTGGCACCCCCCGAATTGCGATTATTACGCCGGAAACGCAGAACGTGCGTTGGCGTGATGACGGCGTAGCGCCCACGGCCACCGTTGGAATGCCCTTGGCCGCTGGCGTGACCCTGCAATATGACGGCGACCTGTCGCAGATTCAGTTCATTGAGCAAACCGCTGGTGCCAAGCTGAACATTACCTACTACTCCTAAGAGGTCAACATGCAAGTCTCCAACGACACCCCCGCGCTGAATTACGTTGAGTATTTCACCAAGCAATTGCCCATTGACTTGGCCAACATGGCCGCGTTGCGCGACGAACTGGCCACCCGCCAAGGCGCGCTGACTGCCGCGCAAGACGCCATTGCTGACCGCGCCGCCGCTGCCGCTGAACTGACCAGCGCCCGCGCCCAAGCCGTCACCATCATGGAATCTGCCAAAGAAGCTAGCGACGCCGCCAAGGCCGCAACGGCAGAAGTTGCCGCCCGCGAGGCTGAGTTGGCTGACCGGATTAAGGCGTTTGAGGCTGACAGCGCCGCCCGCGCCGCCGCGCTGACCGCCCGCGAAAAGACCTCGGACACCCGCGAAATGCACCAGGCTCAGGCCCAGGCCGACTTGGACGCCCAAGCCGCTAAATTGGCCGCTGATCAAGCCGCCCTTGACGCCCGTATTCAAAACTTCCAAAATAAAGTCGCTGCACTCAGCGTATAAAACCGTACCGGCGAGGTTCACCGGGGAATCTTAGGATTCAATAAATGTCAGAAGAAACCTTAGCGGAAGTTGACTCCGCGCCGGCACCAGAAGCAACGGCTGCTCCTGAAGTGCCTGAAAATGCGCCGGAAGCAATTGTCGAAAATCAGCCCGAGCAGGTCGAGGAGAAGAAATACTCCCAGGCCGAAATCGACGCAATGATCGGCAAACGCCTTGCAAGAGAGCAACGTAAGTGGGAAAGAGAACAAGCGCAACGGGCTGCGGAAACGCAGATCGTAAAAGCGCCTGTGGCCACATCTGTCGATCAGTTTGAAAGCCCTGAAGCCTATGCGGAAGCGTTGGCATATCAGAAGGCCGAAGAACTGCTTGCCAAGCGTGAGGCCGCAAAGCAGCAGTCGCAAGTTCTTGAAAGCTACCACGAGCGTGAGGAAGAGGCGAGGGGCAAGTACGACGATTTTGAACAAGTCGCCTACAACCCGAAACTTCCAATCACGGACGTGATGGCTGAAACGATCCGCGCTTCGGACATTGGCCCTGATGTAGCCTACTACCTCGGTTCCAACCCCAAAGACGCAGACCGAATCGCCCGTTTGTCGCCACTCGCGCAGGCGAAGGAAATTGGGAAGATTGAGGCCAGATTGGCTTCCGATCCGCCCACAAGGAAAACAACGTCAGCGCCGGCACCGATTAAGCCTGTCGCTGCTCGATCCTCCGGGGTCGGCACTTATGACACGACTGATCCTCGGTCTACCAAGACCATGACGGATTCACAATGGATTGAGGCCGAAAGAGCACGACAGATTAAGAAACTGCAAGCGCAGATGAACCGCTAATTTTTTTGAAAGGACTTTGTTGTGTCTAATAGCATCTTAACCATCGACATGATCACCCGGAAGGCTCTCGAAATCCTAGAGAACAACCTGGTGCTCACCCGTAACGTGAACCGTCAGTACGACGACAGCTTTGCTGTTGAAGGTGCCAAGATTGGTTCGACCCTGCGTATCCGCCTGCCGGATCGCGCCCTGGTGACCGACGGTGCCGCCCTGCAAGTTCAGGACGACAACGAACAGTACACCACCCTGTCTGTTGCTTCGCAAAAGCATATCGGCGTGAACTTCACCTCTGCCGAATTGACCATGCAGTTGGACGACTTCGCAGAGCGTGTTCTGAAGCCTCGTATCAGCCAGTTGGCCTCTAGCATTGACGCTGATGTTGCTAACGCATACAAAACCATTGGTAACTCGGTTGGTACCCCCGGCACCACCCCCGCTACCTCGCTGGTTCTGTTGCAAGCCCAACAAAAGCTGAACGAGAACGCCGCTGTGATGTCGCCCCGTTATGCCACCGTCAACCCCGCCGCTAACGCTGGTTTGGTTGAAGGCATGAAGGGTCTGTTCAATCCCACGGACACCATCAGCAAGCAGTTTAAGAACGGCATGATGGGCACCGGCGTGCTGGGCTTTGACGAGATCAACATGTCTCAGTCGATCAAGCAACACACCACCGGCTCGCGTGACGCTTCTGCTTCCACGACTGTGGGCGCTACTGTTACGTCTGAAGGCGCTGCGACCATTACCCTGTCCCAGGGTTCTGTGACCACCACCATCAACGCTGGCGACGTGTTTACCGTGGCTGACTGCTACGCCGTAAACCCGCAGACCCGTGAGTCCACCGGCTCGCTGTTCCAGTTCGTTGCTCTGGCCAACGCCACCGCTGTGGCCGGCACCTGGACGGTGACTGTTGCTCCGATGTACTCGGCTAGCAACGCCCTCGCCACCGTGAACGCCCTGCCTGTGTCTGGCAAAACCGTCACCTTCTTGGGTGCCGCTTCTAGCCAATATGCTCAGAACCTGGTGTATCACAAGGACGCCATCACCTTTGCAACGGCTGACCTGCTGTTGCCCCAAGGTGTGGACATGGCGGCTCGCGCTGTTCACAACGGCATCAGCCTGCGTGTTGTGCGCCAGTACGACATCAACAATGACCGTATGCCTTGCCGTATCGACGTTCTGTACGGCTACAGCACGATCCGCCCGCAAATGGCTGCTCGTATCTGGGGCTAATCAGTAACTTATTGAAAGGAAATTATCATGGCTCTCCCTAACGGCGCAGGCGGTTACCAGATTGGTGACGGCAACGTAAGCGAAATCATCATGGGCACTCAGGTTGCTCCGACGGCTAAAACCGGCGCGGCTACCCTGACGACTGCTGAACTGGCAACGGGCATTATCAATTACAACGGTACTGCCTCCGCCCTGACTGTGCCCACCGGCGCATCTCTGGACGCCGACTTCAGCAGCATGAAAGTCAATAGTGCTTTTGATTTCTCCATCATCAACACCGGCGGCACTAACGCCGCTACGGTTACGGCCAACACCGGCTGTACCCTGGTTGGTGTGGCGGCAGTTTCGGCAAACTCTGCTTGCATGTGGCGCGTTCGCAAGACCGCTGATGCAACGTATGTGTTCTACCGCATTGCCGGCTAAAACCTGAACGGGGGCCACGGCCCCCTTTCTTAAAGGAACATCATGCCAAATACCAAAGCAGTCGGCGTTGCGTACAGCGACCCCGAATTCACCACTTGCTACGCAAGTGAAGAACTTGGCTACTCATCGGCAGCGCAAGGTTCTGTGACGCAGCAAACCAGCAAGTCCACGGCAGTTACCCTGGACAAGTCGGCTGGCCGCATCACGATGAACAACGCTTCTCTGGCCACCGCTACCAACGCCACGTTCACTCTGAACAACGCATTGATTAGCGCCAACGACGCGGTGATTTTGACCATTTCTGGTGGTCAAGCTACGCCGGGTTCGTACAACGTATTTGCCAACTCCCTGAGCGCAGGCTCGGTTAGCATTACCTTGCGCAACATTTCAGGCGGCACGCTGTCTGAAGCTGTTGTTATTAACTTCGCCATCATCCACGGCGCAAGCTGAAAAGAGGGGGGCCAAAAGCCCCCCTTCTAACTATGAACATTTACCTTCAGCACCCAGTCCACGGCACCAAGGTTGCGACCATGGAAGCCGAGGCCAAGCATGATGAAAAAAACGGCTGGAAACGATACAATCCAGACGCGCCGTTGCAAGAAACCGAAGAAGAAGCGGTTAACACTCTTGTGGTAAAACGTCGGCGTAGAGTTGCTGAAGAGGTTTAATCATGGCTACATATTCTGCCGGTGACCAGATCAATCGCGCTTTGCGCCTGCTGGGCGTACTGGCAGAAAGCGAAACGCCGTCAGCAGCGGTGTCTCAAGACGCCTTGATGGCGCTCAATCAGATGATTGACTCGTGGAACACCGAGCGCTTGTCGGTGTTTAACACGATTGACCAGACGTTTATGTGGCCCGCTGGCGAGATTCAACGCCACCTCGGCCCCACCGGCGAATTTGTTGGCCTGCGCCCGGTGTTGCTGGATGACGCAACCTATTACCGCGACCCAGGCACCAATGTGTCGTTTGGTATTAAATTTATCAATCAACAGCAATACGACGGTATTGCTGTCAAGACTGTTACTTCCACTTATCCACAGGTCATGTGGATCAATATGGAGTACCCCAACATCCAGATGACGGTGTACCCAAAACCCACGCGGGAATTGGAATGGCACTTTATTAGCGTTCAGGAACTGGATCAGCCGGCCACCTTGTCAACGCAGATTCTGTTCCCGCCGGGTTATTTGAGAGCGTTCACTTACAACTTGGCCATGGAGATTGCGCCTGAGTTTGGCGTTGAGCCGAGCCCCCAAGTTCAGCGTATTGCCATGACTAGCAAGCGCGACCTGAAGCGCATCAACAACCCTGACGACATCATGTCGCTACCTTATGCGATTGTGGCCACCCGTCAGCGTTTCAACATCTACGCTGGCAATTATTGACCCGGAAATTACTAAACTGTACAGGCTTGATGATGCTTACGTTTAGCTTCCAAATAGGCTTGATGCGCTTCCTCGGGGGTTTTAAACGTTCCGAGGTAGATTGGCTTTTTTTGAACGCGGATGTACGCTTGCCAGTTGTTTCCGTTTCGGGCAACGCCAAGCAACCCAGACGCAGAACCTTTTTGTCCGCTGCGCCTATTTTCGGCATTTGTTGCGGCGGTAGCCGCCCGAAGGTTTGTAATTCTGTTGTCAGATCGCGCACCGTTTATGTGGTCAATAAATTTTGGCGGTTGCTCCCCGTAGTAGTGCATCCATGCCAAGCGATGCGCTCTATGACTTTTGCCAAGAGTAAATATGCTCAAGTATCCGCTATGGTGTTTGCTGCCCGCATAATCTCCCACATGCACTCGTTGGGCAACTTTTTTACGCCAGCGAAAAATACCCGTTGTGGGGTCATAATCAAGCACATCTCGAACGTGTTCGGGCGTTATTTTCATGGCGCTGACCTTTCAACATATGTTCAACATAGGGGTAGTATAGCATGAAAACGCCTATATTGGGCAGCAGCTATGTTGCTCGTAGCCTTAACGCTGCGGCTAACCGCATGGTCAACATGTACCCTGAGATTGTTCCCGAAGCGGGAAAGATGCCGGCTTACCTTAACCGCGCCCCTGGTTTGCGGTTGCTGACCACCGTTGGCACCGGCCCCATTCGCGGCCTGCGCACGCTTGGAACCGACCTGTATGTCGTTTCTGGCCGTTACCTGTACAAGGTTGACACGTCTTACAACATCACGCAATTGGGTTTGGTGTCGGACGCCGTGACGCCGGTGTCGATGTCGGACAACGGCACGCAACTGGTCATTGCCTGCGATGGGCCGATGTACGTTTACAACACGCTCACCAATGTTTTTGCGCAGGTTACCGACCCCGATTTCCCTGGCGCGCTAACCGTGTCCTATCTGGACGGGTACTTTGTGTTTATTGAACCCGACAGCCAACGAGTGTGGGTAACCGTACTGAATGACCCGCTGTCGGTTGACCCGTTGGATTTCGCAAGCGCCGAGGGCGACCCAGACAATCTGGTGTCGTCGATTGTTGACCATTCTGAAGTCTGGCTGTTTGGCACCAACTCGGTTGAGGTCTGGTACGACTCCGGCAACGTCGATTTCCCCTTTCAGCGCATTCAGGGTGCGTTCAACGAGATCGGATGTGCCGCAACATTCTCGGTGGCCAAGCTGGACAACAGCCTGTTTTGGCTAGGGTCTGACCGCCGTGGTAAGGGGATTGTCTATCGCAACAACGGCTATTCCGGCATTCGCATCAGCACCCATGCTGTAGAGTGGCAAATCCAGCAATACAGCGATATTTCCGACGCGGTGGCATATACCTACCAGCAAGACGGCCATTCGTTCTATGTGCTGATTTTCCCGACGGCCAACGCCACCTGGGTTTACGACGTGGCCACGCAATCTTGGCACGAGCGTGCGGGCTGGAACAACGGCCAGTTCACCCGGCACCGTAGCAATTGCCAAACCTATTTCAACAACGTCAACGCGGTGGGCGACTTCCAAAACGGCAACATCTACGCGTTTGACATGGAAAAGTATTCCGACCACGACCGCATTCAGAAATGGTTGCGGTCTTGGCGCGCGTTGCCGACTGGCGAAAACAACCTCAAGCGCAGTTCACAGCACACGCTCCAGCTTGATTGTGAAACCGGTGTTGGTCTGGTGGACGGACAGGGCAGCGACCCGCAGGTCATGTTGCGCTGGTCAGACGACGGTGGCCACACCTGGTCGAATGAGTATTGGGCACCCATGGGCAAGATCGGCGAGTATTTCCGCCGGGTGTTTTGGCGTCGCCTTGGCATGACGCTCAAAATCCGTGACCGCGTTTATGAGGTGTCAGGCACCGATCCTGTCAAGTTGGCCATTGTTGGCGCTGAACTAATCATTAGCCCGACCAATGCTTAACGATACCCAAATCCCCGCTAGCCGAGTTCCGATTACGGAAGGCGAGGGATTGCCTTCGCGGTCATGGTTTCGTTTCTTCAGTTCCCTGTACAACTTCATTGGCCTGGGTTCTGGGGCGGTGCCAACCACCAGCGGCGGCACGGGGCTGACCTCTTACAACGCTGGCGACCTACTGTATGCGCCAACGGCCAACACTTTGGCCAATTTGCACGCGCCAGGCGCTGGGAATATCTGTTATCTGGGCACCGACGGCACCAACATGCCGCAATGGATTCAGGTGGCCTATGGCGAATTTAGCGATTCGACCAATCAGACCACTACGGCCAACACGCCAAAAGCCATTACCTTTAACACCACGCTGTACCACAATCACGTTGATTTGGGCACGCCAACGTCACGGGTTGTTTTGCAAAATACTGGCCTGCACAACGTCCAGTTCAGCATTCAGCTTGCCAACCCATCTAGCACGGCGGAAGACGACGTAGCAGTTTGGCTCAAAATCAATGGGTCAAATTTGTCAAACAGCACAAGTTGGATAACAATACCCAAACAACACGGCGGCATCAATGGCACGTCCATTTTGGCGCTGAACCTGTTTTACGAATTTACTGCTAACGATTACTTTGAGTTGTACTGGCTGTCAAAAACAGGCACGGGGCAGATTCAAACGATTGCAAGCAGTACCTCGCCCTCGTATCCGGCCTCGCCGAGCATAATCTTGACGGTGAACCAAATTATCTAGGACTGAAATATGGCATACAGCATTTCATACTTTGCCGGCGCTGGCGCTCAATTCTTTGACGACAACGGCACGCCGTTGGTCGGCGGTTTGCTATACACCTACACGGCGGGCACGACCACGCCTGCGACGACCTACACCACGTCGGCGGGCACGATTGCCAACACCAACCCGATTGTGCTGGATTCTGGTGGCCGCACGCCGTATGAGATTTGGGTAAACACCGGCGTACTGTATAAATTTGTGCTAAAAAATTCCGATGGAGTAACCATTGGGACTTATGACAGCATCCCGTCGATCAATGACCCGACCATTTTTAACAACCTGATCACGGTCACCGGCACCAATACGCTGATTGGCACCTCGTTGCCGCCTAACACCGCCTACGTCAACGGCATGACGCTCAGTTTTGTTGTGGCCAACACCAACACCGGCGCGGTCACGATTGACGTTGACGGTTTGGGTGCCAAGGAAATTGTGTTCAGCGCAACCACGCCGTTGGTGGCTGGTCAATTGCTTGCCGGGGCGCTTATTACCATTGAGTACGACGGCATTCGGTTCCAGCTTTTGGCTAATGCAAGTCAACGTGCGCCTGCGGTTATCACGGGAACCACGGCTAACCGCCCTGGGACGCCTGTTGCCGGATTGATTCGGCTAAATACTGACACCAGTAAGTTTGAGGGCTACAATGGTTCCGCATGGGGCGCGATTGGGGGCGGTGCAACTGGCGGTGGTTCGGACACGGTTTTTGTGCAAAATAGCCTGACTGTAACTACAACCTACTCAATCCCAGCAGGTAGCAGCGCCATGAGCACCGGCCCAATCACCATTAACTCTGGTGCTGTGGTTACTGTGCCGACGGGCAGCAAGTGGGTCATTCTGTAAGGAAACAAAAATGCCAGTTGTTATTGATGGAAGCACAGGCGTTACGACCCCAGGCGTAACCAACTCAGGTACAGACAGCGCCGCCATTCAAACCTATGGCGG